ATTTACAAAGTGCAGAACTAAAAGAATTGTATAACAGAAAGAGTTATCTAACTTTCTGTATAGAGCAATTGCACAATAATATAAAAGAAATAGATAAGGACTTCAACTATGCTATGATTCAGGAAGATGTAATAACATGCCCAATGTGTGGTTCAAAAGTAAATAATGATTTTCTTGGTAGACTCGAAATGAGAGACGATATAGTGAAATGCAAAGATTTAATAATCCAAAATGAAAGTGAATTAAAAGAGATAAACAATAAAATAGAGAACGCAGAATGTAGCAACAAAGAAATAAGAGATAAACTTATAGAAATTTCTCAACTGATGCAAATCAAAAAAGACGAGTCAAGTCTGGATGATTATTTAAATTCCAAACTGGAAAATTATTTTGATGGCATTATGGGAGAAGAAAAAAATAGACTCCAAGCAGAGAAAGTAAAATATCAACAAGAGATAGAAAAACTAAAAGCAAAAGTCAATGATAAAGGCAAAAAAGAACGCAAGAAAATTATAGAGAATGACTTTGGAAATTTAGTTTTAAAGTACACTACAAAAATGAAAGTTCGTTTTAATTCTGAGAAAAAGATTTCTTTGAGTACCAATATCTCTGTTACAGGAACAAAAGTTCCAAGAACTATTGTTGCTTATACATATGCGTTTATTGATATTATGTGCAAATATGGTGGTCCTGTCCTCTGCCCAATTGTGGTTGATGAAATGCGTCAACGTGGTCTAAGAGACAAAGATGAAGAAACAATGTTCTCTTTTCTCGTGGAAAACAAGCCCAAAGATGCACAATTGATAGTAGCGACATCCTCAGATTTGCAATTAAATGCAAAAAATATCAAAAATGTAGAATTGCATAATCCTAATAAATTGCTGATAGTAGATGATTTTCAATCTGTTAGTAACGAAATAGACGATTTGCTTTACAACAACTTTAGCCTAAGGACTTGATGTGTATTTTAGGCATATACCGTTATAATAAATTTAAAATGGAATAAAACAACCCACAACACAAATCCTTCCTCTGGCATCTCGACTTCGAGCCATTCACCTGGCACACCTTCTATGGTGAGTAATGCCCGCCATTCGTTACCGAAGAGAATAAGGAGGCATGGCAACGCTATTTGAAAAAAGTCATCAAGAAGCATCTGAAGGCAGAGGTGATGAATACACCTGAATTCAGAGATATTGAACTCAGATAAGGAAAGAAAATCTGTTGCGCATCAAATGGGACGAGCAGCGAAAACGGTCTATGGAGAAGCAACGGTATTGCGCCAAGATGGAGCGACCGAGAATCAACTATATTCCCAAAGGGCTGAGTGTGGATTACGAGGAGGAATACTCCAAATATCTCCTGCAGGAAGTGAGTTTTGAGCCAAGAGACAATGATGACTTCATGGCTCTGCTGCGTCTGCTGGAACGATGGCATAAGAAATCCATTCCACAGATATTGGAGAAGAACAGACCCGATGCAGCGTATGCCATCGCCATGGCACTGTGCAAACATATACCACTGCTCATCAACCGAGATGACATACAAGAACTGGTAGGCGAATACAAAAGACGAATCGGAAAACTGATATTCGACAGCTATCAAGCCCTGGTGGAAGCTGTCAAGATATGGAACCACGAGGAGAAACGCCAGGAGGTATGCCGCTATATCAAAGAGACGGCAGGTCAATACCCCAATCATCGAGGCATGAAGAAGAAGTTGATGGACTTGATGCCAGAGACACCATTTGAAGGTGAGGCGATGGCTGTGATTCGTGAGCCGAATGACACACCCTCATATACTTAATGAGCAATGTTTATCAAGTTACATCCCAATGCGGTTTGAATGCGAGCAATGGTTTGTGTGGTGAAGTTGTGGCGACCAGTGAGCCATTTGGAAATCTCAGAGTCTCGCTTATGGAGCATTCTGGCAAAGTCTTTTTGGCTGAGCCCCTTTTCTTTCAGAATCTCACTCAGTCGCTCTGCTATTCCAAACGACAAGTCAAACTCAGCTTTCTGTTCGGCTGGAATTGCTGCAAGGCAATCACGGAAAAGTTTATTCTGTACCATAATTACTAAATTTCAAAGGTTGCACTTTCTATATCGGTTATCATATTCTTCTCAATGGTAATAACACCATTCTTTTGCGCTTTGAGGAGAACTTTATCAAAGGTTTGTAAGTCCATGACATATCCACTTAGCTTTTCATTTTCTTGGTATGTGCGAGAGAGTTTAACTCCGCCATTGCCTAATATGAGTATTTGGTTTGATATTCTCAAGCAATATAGGCGTAGCTTTCGGGAATCGATGGACAATGCACTGACATGGTCGTTCATCCGTCCTTCTATTCGGAAGAAACGTTCCAAAGCACCTTTGTCTATAATCTTTGATAACGCCAACAAGATGGCATTGAAGTCTTTGTTGTATGTAGCATTGTCCTTGAACTCCAAAAGGAATTTTTCAAATTCGCTTTCGGAGTTGCCATCGAAGCAGATAGAGAACATTCCAACGTTGTCATTCTGCTCTATTGTTTTGAGTGATACTTTTGTCATAGCTATAAACATTAGTTGTTTGATAGTGCAAAAATACATAAAGAATTTAAAGGCTGTTCACTTTTAAGTGAATATTTTGGATAGTTTAACAAGGGGAACATTGTATGAACACAAATACAGATTTTGATAAGATAGATAATGTACTCTCGAAGAATGGTGGAGAGTGACCTTCCGCATGGTTTTGTATACACTACCGTACAAGTATTAAAAGCCATCAAAATTTATCTTCAAACATTGTTGTTGTCAGATTTATTGTATATCTTTGCAATAGATGATAGTCTGCACCTCGGCATAACATTCAAGCAAGATTGATGTTCTGCTCTCGGTTTGCACTATCCTTGTAGAGATAGGCTGCACCTCGGCATAACATTCAAACAAGCTTGATGTTCTGCCCTCGGTTTGCACTATCCTTGCAAGATAGGTATCATTTCTTAAACATGAAGAATATGGCACAGCAAAGCCATCATATAAAAGAGCCTGAGAGATAAACTTTTGCACCGTCAGTCGTAGATTTGACTGATGTTCTTCAGTTTTGGAGAATAAACAATGTTTAGACGTTCACGCCATCGCTTTCGCCTTGCGCGTATGAAATAAAGAAGAGAAATCTCGAAGGCTCTCTTTTCTAATTAAAGGAATGATTATGGATGATAGGACCATTAGAAAAAGGATAGCTTCCATGACTACATCGAGGGATTTGCACAATGTTCTTAATGTTATAAAACAAAATATGGCTGAAGAATTTGGGGTGGAATACTATCCGATTTCTTGGGAGGACTATTGCTATTTCTCCTCACCGAAAAGGTCAGTCCGTAATTATATCTCTTTCGAAATTCCTAAGAAATCTGGAGGCTATAGACATATATCAGCTCCAGTAAGAGGGTTGAAAGAAATACAGAAATGTCTTAACTATCTATTAGAATTAATGTATTATCCAAAAGACAATGTAACAGGTTTTGTTCGAGGTAAGTCTATAGTTGATAATGCATCACCTCATATAGGAAAGAATTACATCTTTAATGTAGATCTACAAGATTTTTTTCCAAGCATAGATCAAGCAAGAGTATGGAAAAAACTACAATTACGACCTTTATGTCTGACTAAAGAGGTTGCAAGTGCTATTGCTGGTCTTTGTTCTATGGAGATTGAAGACGAGAAAGGAAATAAACGATATGTCTTGCCACAAGGAGCCCCTACGTCTCCTATGTTATCGAATATTGTATGTGAACGTTTGGATTGGAAACTCTCAGGTGTAGCACGACGGTTTGGATTGACTTATACACGTTATGCTGATGATATAACATTCAGCAGTATGCACAATGTATATCAACACGATGGAGATTTCTGTAAAGAACTACGCCATATCATCGAAGATGAACATTTTACTTTAAACACATCAAAAGTGAAGTTACAAAAGCGTGGAGGGCATCAAGAGGTTACGGGACTTGTAATTAGTGATAAGGTGAATGTTCCTAAAGCGTATGTAAGGGAGATTCGATCACTGTTATTTATGTGGGAATGCTATAGTTATGCGGTTGCAAGTCAAAAATATGCATTGTATCATAATGCATATGTAAAACATAGGACGTATGGTGAGTTCGTTTCATTGGAAAATGTTCTTGATGGAAAAATTGAATATCTGAAAATGATAAAGGGATGTAAGAATCCCTTGTATATGTCTCTGCGTTCACGATTGGACAAACTGTTAGGAAAAGGCACGAAGAAGAATATTGATTGTGAAAATATAATAGAGGAAGAAAACAAGAGGGAAGTCAAGAAACATGATATTGAGGCTACATATGAAGTCTTGCATTTATTTGAAGAACCAAATGGGTTGAAATTTTTGACTCATGATTTTCCTGATGCAAGTTGGACAATAGATAAACTTCTCAAGCAATGTAGGACCGTTTTTAACGAAGAAGCAAAGGGACATCCCAATATACCACAGTCACTATACAGCTTAGTGCATACTTTTATGTCTGGTGTCAGTAACAATATAAAAGGATGGCTTGGTTATGACGAGAAGCTACATACGGAGACATGGAATGATTGGGAAAAAAAGAAAGAACATCCTATAAAACGATATGGAGACATTATAGATATATTCAGAAATACAATAAGAATAAGGTCGCCTAAACTGTTAGATTTGATAAAAGCCCTTGAAGGGCAGAATACACAGTTTGTATTTGACTATGATTCAAAGGAATTAAAAAAAGCAGACTTTTATACAAATGTATATATGTTGCGTTGGTGTCTGGTGCATGTGTTGTTAATGTTTAGACAGTATCCAGAACATAAAGAAATAAAAATTTCATGCACGAGATCTACTATGAATGGCTGGATAGTGTACACAATTCAGTTTACACAGGTTGGGTCATTTCCATCGGCAGATATAAACGATGCTATAAAAAGGGTGAATGAAGGTGCCGGTGATTTGGGAGTTATAAAGGAAAAGATGAGAAGTTATTGTAACTGGAGCATCATATCCAAATGGAACGACAAAAACTTACGTTGGAATATATTAAGAAGTGAAGGTGTGAAAGAGATAGAAGAAATAGCAGAACAGACAATTGGGTTTACTCATGAATTTGTTTTCTATAAAATAAAATCAAACTGATATACTATGAATGGTAATAAAATGATATATATAATTGACGATAACCAGTATGGGGAGTTGTCTAAAGTCTGTGGCTACATAGAGGATGGCATATACAACGATGTTGTTAGATGGGTGAAACCGAGTAAAGAAACAAAGGTGGAGGATTTTCATGATGCGGCTTGTATCTGCTATCATTCATCCTTGGCAATAAAAGAAAATGGTGTTTGGAAACAAGCTTCGATGTTGTTGACTGGCATAGAAGATTTAATGGATGAAATACCATTGGTGAAATATTCTAAAGGTTGTACTGCCATCGATTACGATGAAGGATCTCAAATAATATATGGGATGCCCAAAGAGACGTTTTATAAACGACTGAAGCATTTTGTTCTGCATTATAAGAATGTTGGCAAAGTAGACTTGGAAATATTTTCAAATGACTATTTGGAAACGAGTAGTCCAAACAACATTGTTGTATTTGGCAATGAAGAAAATTTAAGTAGCTGCCAATTGTTGAAACAGGCTAACAAATGCGAATTCTATGCTATAGATGATGATAAGGATATTGATGATATAATAATATCAACTATAGATTCAAATACAGACACTATCATTCTCGATTTGGATGAGTATGCCAAACATGGCATTCAATTGGCATTCACAGCACGACTGATGTGTGAACAATTGCGCAAGGCTGTTTTGGCGCGTATTATTGGGGTAACCGAGCAATCAATAGATAGTTTTTATCGCTATTTCCCATATTCACAAATTCTACAAACAGAGGGTTTTGCCATCTGTAGCGTTGAAGATTTGGATTCTTGTTTAGCTAATACTCCACTATTGACTTGTGACACTTTTGAGTCGGGATTCTTGGATAGAATCAATATTAAAGAATATGCGACATACGGTCATCATTCGTTGGCAAACGAATGGGGATTGATGGCTCTTAATCGCTTTGTATCGAAGGACACAAATTGTATTTCTGAGATATTGCGAAAAGCAGAAAAGAATATGTTTTTCAGATATTCTGTAATAAAGAATATGGATATACGTATGGGGCACAGAACGAAGCGTAAATGAGTCGGTCGGCTGAAAAATGGGTGAGAGGTTTGTGTTTCAATGAGTTAGGCGTGTGTGGCTGAAATGACGGCGTAAAACGAAGCGTTTACATAGGCTTACATTTGGTTTACTTTTGGGGCTTGTTGAGGCTCCTGTGGTTTACAGGGGGCTTACGGGTGGTTTATATTGCGTTTCTGTTGGTGGTTGGTGTTGTGTTGGGGTGGGGTAGAATGGTGGCTGAGGCCACTTTTTTTATGGTGTTTCTTATTTTTTATATTGCGAAATTATTCCATATAATGATTATTTGGTATATTTGCAGAAACAAAACGAGTGAATATGGCAAAGGTAATACATGTGCATCTGCTGCATAATATAGATGGAACGAGGCGGAAAGACTGGTACTTTAGCAGCATTTCCGCGGTTTATACGGTTTTGACGGCTGAACAGATCGGCGCAACGAAGAATTATTTGCTTCATGCCGGGTTGTCTGGCAATGGTACATTATGCACGAAACGCGCTATAATCAAGCAATCTACGCTTATTTCATGCTCTCGTGGGGCAGATGATTAGACTGATGTTTTTATGGCGTTAGAACGCAAATAAAAGGCCGTTTGTACGGTCGTGGAAAGGAGGTCATTTGGCCTCCTTTTTTTATGTCCGAAAATGGCGAAAAATGGGAATGGGGTTACTATTGGGGTTACAGATAGGGGTTACATTTTCGGAAATTAGGGGTTACACATTCGGGGTTTTCGGGGGTAGGATAGAGGGGGAGGGAAAAGGATAGTTTTAAGGGATAGGGTGGGGGAAACTACCCATTTGTGATATTGGTAAAATGGGCGCGAATCGGGCTAAAACCTTGTATTTATGAGGCTTCTTACATGGAATGAGCCTCGAAAGAGGGGGTACACCCCTCCAAACGGGGTTATAATGGGGTGGAGGGGCATACGTTTGGTGTTACGGCTTGCCACCTATTATAAAGTGAAATGGGTTTACCCGGCACTTGCAATATTTGAAGTGTCGGCATCCGATACATGCTTTTCTTTTTCAATAGTCATTTGTCGTATTTGTTCTTTTAACCGTCCTATTTCTTCTGCCTGTTCGCGAATGGTGGTGTCTTTGTCTTTTATGAGTTCAAGGAGTGGTGTAAAAGTTTTATCTTGTACAAGTGGCTTTTCTTCTGTTTCCTCCTGAGTGTCTGGTAATTTACTTTTTAGGTCTTCGTCGTCAATCCAGATTTTGGGCTTTATAGATGATGCACGGAAGATGTTGTCTCCACGACTCATAAGTAACCAGTCCGGAGAGACATTGTATAAATCGCACATAGTAGCAATCATATCCGTCCCTGCTTTCATCCTTCCATTCAGAATTTCTGAAAACTTGGCGGGTTTGATGTTTAGGGACTCCGCTAATGCAGTCTTGTTTGGTATCAACTGCTTGGCTAATATGGCGGTAGTGGCCAAGATGAATCGGTGGTTTATCTCGTCTTTTGTTAATATTCTCTGAAATAACTCCATATTTTCTGAATTTTATTTTGGTGGATTACAGAAATTCTGTATCTTTGCACCGTGTTAATAATTTAACAAGCGGCCAAAGGTACGAAAAAAGGCCGAGAATAACGAAAATTAAGAATTAAAGAATATGAACGACAACGAATTAAAGGAGTGGCAGACGCAGAGCGTGAAGCACAAGGTGGCAATAATTCTGATAATGGATGGTGTTAGTTTCAGCTATACAGAAGAGGACGGCATCGTATTTACAGCACCAGAATGTTATGTGGCGAGATTGATAAGACGGCTGATGTCCTGCTACGGATGTAGCGTTAGACCGAAGATAAACGAGGTAAAATGATTGCAGGATAACACGGAGACCCTGGGTGCTGCACTGGATAGTCAGCCACCGCACTGGATAGTCGGCAGGGTTGGCCTCGGATGACCGCGGGAAAGACCGCAGGAGTGGCAGGTTTGCCGTGCGCTGGATAGCCATGTGGGGTTCGACTCCCCAAGCTCCACCAATATGTTAATAATTAAAACAAGTGAGATATGAAAAAGTACATTCATGTAACAAAAGAGGTTCGTGAGCACCTAATGAAAATCTTCGGTGTTTCCTCTGTAATGGTATGGAAGGCTCTGACTTTTGAGAGTGAAAGCACACTTGCCAACAAGATACGCAAGGCAGCCTTTGAAAATTTCGGCATATTGATGAACGAGTTGCCAGCGATGGAAACATTCCATGACTATGATGGCTATATGCGACAATATTTGCCAAATGGGGCAATGTTGGAATTTTGCCGTAATGACAATAGCGGAGATGTCTTCTTCAAAGGTGTGAAAGTTAAGCATTATGAGCAGGTTATGTTCTCGGATATTGAGAATATCCAAAAGTTTGCAAGTGAATTAAGATAAGGGAGGCAGAATTATGGAGTACCATGATAACAGACTTTGCATCTCGATGCGGGAACTTGTGGATGGCGGTGTGATGACCGTACCCAACTACAAGCAGCTCTCTGCACGCGGTCGCATAGATATTGTGCGTCGTGGTGGAAGAGGCGGCTATGCGCTCATCGCGGTTAGCAGTCTGCCCGATACTTATCAAGACAAACTCAAGGAGATTTATCCGGACCCGTCGCTTGAGGTGCTGCTTGCCTGGCTTGATGCCAACTACGAGGTGGACCAGGCAGCTGTCGCATATTTCAACGACTGGCGCAACCAGTGCGGACACGACCACGCTACCGATGCTCATGTGAAGGAGTATGTGACCAACGCCAGCGTGCTGAATGCTTGTATCAAACTCTACAACAACGCCAAGGCGATACAGAAGACGATGGGCCAGAAGTATGACTGGAGCATGATGTCGCAAGCTGTGGAGGGCTACCGTATGAAGACCGGGCACACATTGCCGGCAAGTATGTTGCGCTTCCGCAAGAAGGTGAACGAGTATCAGCGTGACGGATACCAGTGTCTCATCAGCCGAAAGTTCGGTAACCAGACAAGCCGTAAGGTGGATTACCGTACCGAGCGTTTGATTCTGTCGATAGCCGTGTTACCCAACAAGCCGTTCAATACCAATGTTTGGGAATTGTACAACTCGTTTGTGTGCGGTGAGCTGGACGTGTATGACCCAGAGACCGGTGAGCTTTTCGACGCAAGCGAGTGGACCGACAAGAACGGTGACCCGAAGTCGCTGAGCGAAAGCACCATCACCAACTATCTTAACAAGCCCAAGAACCGACTGTTTATTGAACACTCGCTTGACTCTTACACCACATTCATGCACGAGCAGATGCCACACGTTCACCGCCATGCGCCTGAGTTCTCGTTCTCAAAGATTTCATTCGATGACCGCGACCTTCCACGCAAACTGAAGGATACCAAGGCAAGGCCGAAGGCATACTACGCCTATGATGTCACAAGCCAGTGCGTGGTGGGCTACGCCTACAACCGCAACAAGAACGTGGACTTGGTTGCCGACTGCTTCCGCTCGATGTTCCGACTGATAGAAAGCAAGGGCTGGGGTTGCCCGGCACAGGTTGAGGTGGAGAACCACTTGATGAGTCAGTGGAAAGAGAGTTTCCTGAAGGCAGGAGTATTGTTCCCATTTGTGCGCTTCTGCGCCCCGATGAACTCTCAAGAGAAATACGCTGAGCCGATGAACGGTGCTAAGAAACGCCGTGTGGAGCATAGAAACCACCTCGGCATCGGACGCTTCTATGCCAAGGACAGACACTACCGCACGGAGGCCAAGAAAGTGTTTGACGAGAAGAATGACACCTACGAGGACAAACAGTACTACACATGGGAAGAACTGATTGCTGATGACATCCGCGACATCAAGGAGTTCAACAATACCCTCCACCCGAATCAGAAGAAATACCCCGGCATGACACGCTGGCAAGTGCTTGAAGCCAATATGAACCCAACGCTTCAGCCCATGGACAAATCGGTGTGGGCACGCTTCATCGGCGAGCACACTGAGACCTCCATACGCAGAAACAGCTACTGCAGAGTGGCATATAAAGACTGGTGGTTGAGCAAAACTGAAGTGATGGAACGTCTCGATCCGAACAACTACAAGGTGGATGCCTACTATCTGACCGATGAGGACGGCAACGCGACCGACGTTTATATCTTCCAGAACGACCGGCTTATCGACAAGCTCGAGGACGTGGGCACGTTTAATGCTGCCGATGCAGAGCAGACTGATGAGGACAAAGAGATATTCGTGAACCAGCAGAAGAAGATAGCTGCATTCAACGCATACGTGAAGAAGAACGCCATAGCAAGTGTGGGCATATCCAAGCCGGAACACTCAGAAGAGGCTGCACCACCGCCACCACTTGAACTTCCACCGATGGAAAGCGAGCAGGAAATGGAAGTGACCTACCACATTTCTGACCCGTTGGCAGATTTGTAGAACAGAATTAGAACAATATTAAAATAACGTGAGACATGATAACGAATGAGAACAAGAAGCGGATTTTGGAGGCCATAGCCACCAACCGCACGAACTATCCGAGCGATGCCAAGCACGCTGCTTCATTGGGCATCAGCACCTCGGTATATAGCGCCATCAAGAATGGTCAGACCGACAAGGCATTGAGCGAAGCCAACTGGATAACCATCGCCCGAAGACTGGGTGTGAACCTCAGAGGAGGCATTGAATGGAAACCAGCACGCACCGCCACCTTCGACTATATCACCAAGCAGCTGGAGTTCAGCCAACAGAGCGGACTGAGTGCGATACTATGTGATATACCCAACATCGGCAAGACATTCACGGCACGCTATTATGTGCAGTGTCACCGCAACGCCATCTATGTAGATTGCTCGCAGGTGAAGACCAAACTGAAGCTGGTGCGCAAGATAGCCACTGAGTTTGGCGTGGGCAGCAACGGAAGATACAGTGACGTGTACGAGGATTTGGTCTATTACTTGCGCTCAATCGACACCCCACTCATCATTTTGGACGAGGCTGGCGACTTGCAGTATGAGGCATTTCTGGAACTCAAAGCCTTGTGGAACGCTACAGAAAGATGCTGCGCCTGGTATATGATGGGTGCGGACGGACTGAAAGCCAAAATCAATCGCTCCATTGAGTGCAAGAAAGTGGGCTATACAGAGATGCTCAGCCGATACGGTGACCGCTACTCGAAGGTAACGCCCGACGACTGCAAGGAGCGTGAGAAGTTCCTGAAAGACCAGGCGAGCGTGGTGGCAAAGGTGAACGCCCCAGAAGGTGCGGATATTGCTACCCTTGTGCGCAAGTCGGGTGGTGGACTGAGACGAGTTTACACGGAAATAGAAAAACTAAAAAGAGTGCAGGCATGATGACAAAGATGGAAATGCAATATATGGACGCGGTTATACAGATAAACCGTCGCCAACGGAATAACGAAGTGGACTGGGAACAGCGTCGCTATGAATTGGCCAAGGCTGCATTATTTGTGGCTCCAGTTCTTTACCATGATCGTGAGGAAATGACAGCCGAGCACATTGCCAAGTATGCAGTAAAGATAGCGGACGCTGTTGTATCAGAACTTATCGAAACAGAAAAGTGATATGGCAAAGCGAGCATACAGCCCCAAGGACGTGGCGAACATCAAGTGCAAGGCACTTCCATTTGAAGGACAATGGAAAGACGTGTTCGGTCAGCCGGAAGAGGGCGACACATGGTTTATCAGCGGACCCAGTGCCAGCGGCAAAAGTTCGTTCGTGATGCAGTTTGCAAAGATGCTCTGCGGAATAGGCAGCGTGCTGTATGTGTCCTTGGAGGAGGGTGTGGGGCTGTCGATGCAAAGACGGCTCGCCCAGTTCAAGATGACCGAAGTGCAAGGCTCGTTCCGCATCATTACCGACGGTGACATCAAGGCATTGGAGGAACGGCTGGCAAAGCCCAAGAGCGCCAAGTTCATCATCGTGGACAGTTACCAGTACGCATACGAGGCAGGGTGGGAATATTCGCTGACCAAGGCACTGATAGAGCGCTTCAAGCGCAAGACATTCATCTTCATCAGCCAAGAGGACAAAGGCAAGCCCATCGGCAAACCAGCCATCAGGCTGAAATACGCAGCCGGGGTGAAGGTGAGGACGCAAGGCTTCAGAGCCTACTGCCAGGGGCGGTATTCCGGCAACGTGAGCGAATACTACACCATCTGGGAGGAGAAAGCCGTGGAGGTTTATAATGACAAGTCTAACAACTAAACATAACTGAGATGAAGAAGAAAGTTTATATCAGCGGAGCGATAGCCCACTACGACCTTAAAGAGCGTATGGCAACCTTTGACCATGCGGCACGCTATCTCTCCATAAAAGGTTACGAGCCGGTGAACCCATTTGAAAATGGCGTTTCGCAGGATGCTCACTGGATGGAGCACATGAGAGTGGACATTGCCCAGCTTTTGAAGTGTGATTGCATCTATATGCTGCAAGGCTGGGAATTGAGCAAGGGAGCAAAACTGGAACTGGATGTTGCCAGTTCGTGTGGCATTAAAGTGATGTTTGAAGGTCATGAGAACAATGTTCGTGAATACACCTGCTGCCTTTGCGGTAAGCTCCAAATCGGCTATGGAAACAATCCTCATCCATTGAAAGATGAGGGGGAGTGTTGTCCTGAATGTAATTTGAAGGTGTTAAGTGAAAGAATAAGGTTGTCAAAATTGAAATAGATATGGCACAGGAAGTAACCAATTTCGCACGCTTCTATGGCATACTCAAAAAGAGCTACAAGTTTGCCACCAAGGAGCTGGGCGATGAGTTCAAGGAAGGAGTGGTGAGTCAATTCACTAATGGACGTACCACTTCTCTTAGGGAAATGACCCGTAAGGAGTACGACATGATGTGCGACAAGCTCGAAGGTGTTACAGCCAAATTGATACGCACCGCCAAGGACGAGCAGCGCAAGCATCGAAGCCAGTGCTTGAGGTTGATGCAGAAGCTCGGCATCGATACAACAGACTGGACACGCATCAACGCATTTTGCCAGGATCAGCGTATTGCCGGCAAGGTGTTCTCCCAACTAAGTAATGAGGAATTGGAGCAGCTATCGGTGAAGCTCCGCTCCATCCAGCGCAAGGGAGGTCTGAAACCTAAGAAAGAACCGACACCTCCAGCACAGCCACAAGTGGAATACATGATGGTACCAATTGGAAATGGAGGTGAGGCATGAATGAGAAAGTGAAGCGAGTGATGGAATTTATTCATGGCATCGCATACAGAGAACTCCAAGGTGACCAGTACATCGAATTTCTTGAGTGTATTGAATACGAGATAGACAAGGAACTGGATGAAGGCGACTGGCCGGAACCAGAAGAAGACGAGTGATAAGCAATCAAAATAATAATCAACAAAAAGTTTACTACAATGGCAAAAAGAGAAAAGAAAGTAATCATTACCGGTGTGACAAGAGAATCAGCCGAAGACGCGTTCGGAGCCTATGCAAAGGCAGACGCACAGAGTGCGAAAATCACGGCAGATATTGAATTGCAGTGTGCCAAGATCCGCGAGAAGTATGCCAACAAGCTGGCAGAACTGGAAGGTGAGAAGGAGAAAGCCTTCGACACGCTCCAGGCTTATGCTACCGAGAACCAGGCAGAGTTGTTCACCAAGAAAAAGAGCCTTGAGATGACGCATGGCGTTATCGGCTTCCGTACTGGCACACCTAAGCTGAAGACCCTGAAAGGCTTCACATGGGCAAGCGCCCTGCAGCTGGTCAAGGAGTTCCTGCCTGGCTATCTGCGACAGACCGAGGAGATAGCCAAGGACAAACTCCTTGCAGACCGCGACGTGGAGGATATGGTTCCTCAGATGAACAAATGCGGTATCCAAGTGGTGCAGGACGAGACATTCTACGTTGAACCCAAGAAAGAGGATGCCGTATGATACTGGAAGTGGAGAAGAAACCGAAAGTGGCCTTGTGCCGTAAGTGTTACGGCACAGGTCGTCTCCACGACAAGGAGACTGGCAAAGAAAGCACATGTGACCAATGTGAGGGAACGGGCAGAGTAACCGTCAGCGCAAAGATGAGCTATGACATCCGTCCCTATAAACCAAGAGACAGACACTAAAACATTTTATGAGCAAGAGGCGAGGAGCAAGCTATCAGAAACGTGTCACCGACATAAATAGGATATACGACCAACATGCCAAAAGCGGAATCAGCAACCGCGAGATATGGCGAAGGTACGTGTATCCTGTTTATGGTATATGTGAGCGTACCTTCTACAACCTCCTCAATGCCTCTTGTGACCCTAAGAACGAAGTGCCACAAGAGGCACAGACGTTTCTAAAATTCGACTTTGACGATGAACCAGGACATACAGAAAATTATCCGCAATATCCTAAACGACGTTAGGGTGGAGTTGAGTGATGAGTTTGACCGCAACTTTGAACGGCAGGCATTCTTCAACGAGGCGTGGCAACGCAGAAGCAGCCCCACACGTCCTGGCGGTTCCATACTGATAGACACCGGCAAGTTGCGGCAGAGCATCAGCAGCCGAACCACAGACAGCAGTATCACGTTCTGCTCGACACTGCCTTATGCAGCCATACACAACGATGGAGGTGAGATAAAGGTGACGGCGAGGATGAAGCGATTCTTCTGGTACAAGTACCATGAGGCGACAGGCTCATTCGGACGCAAGAAGAATGGTGAGAGACGCAACGACAAGCGCACCGTACAACTGAGCACTGAGGCGGAGTTCTGGAAGCACATGGCTCTGATGAAAGAAGGCAAGAGCATCAAGATACCGCGCCGCAGATTTCTTGGAGCATCGCCAGAAGTGGAGCAAGCGGTCAAGGACATCATCGAGGAGAACCTTGCAGAGTATTTTGAACACGAATATAAATTGAAATGAGAAAGGAATTATTCAACGCCATTAAAGCAAAACTGGCGAGCGATGTGCCTGAAGTGCAGCACATCGATTTGTGGAACCACAATGTGGAGTTTGTAGAGCAGGAAGAAGGATGGGCGCGTCCAGCCGTCTTTGTGGAGTTTGGAAAGATAGAGTGGTCGCCATTTCAAGGCGGCAGTCAGCGTGGCAAGGGACTTGTTACTATTCACCTTGTGACAGACTGGGCTGACGGTGGCCATGATGCAGCTTTCGACCTTTGCCACCAGGTGCATACAGCCCTTGACGGATTGAGTGGTGATAATTTTAACGGCATGGCGCTTGTTGAGACGAACACCAACCACAACCACGAAGAGATACTTGAAAGCATCGACTGTTATGCGGTGCGTTACCTATTGCGATAAACCGCCCATGTCGCAACGATTTAGCCCCGACGGATAATTTACCGCCGGGGCTTTTTAATGCCGTTAGAATTGAATTATAACGCCGTTAGGCGGCATCGGTGAACAACATCATGTCTGTGTAGTGCGAGCTGTAGTTCACTGTTGCGTTGAACTCCACCTTGTGGCAGTTCTTGAATGGGTTGCCCACGGTCGGGTTCTTGCCCATCCATTCACAAAGCTCAATAATGGATGACTTGTTGGAAGTGAAATATATAAAGTGATGTCCGGCAAGAATGGTCAGCACATCGAGGTAGTCGGAAAGTTTCCAGTACATATTATATGTGCCAACGTCGGTGGATAGATAGGGCGGATCAACAAGGAACACAACATTCGGCATGTCTTTGTATCGGGCGAACACCTCTTTGTAGTCGCATGATACTACTGTGATACCTTCAAGATAGTCCTCACAAGTAGGATAGTCTGACTTGCGGAGATTGTTGTATAGAGCCTCCTTCTTCATTTCGGGGATGCTCAATTTGTATTTCATGGAGAACATCAGTCCGGAAGAAATGGTGATGAAGTCAATGTACCCGACCTCTCGTTCCTCTTGCTCCAAACGAGCGAATATGCGGTCGCGCAGTTCACCACGGATGCAGCTGTGCTTGGGTATGCCTTCCGTCTCCACCATTTTGCGCAGGTCAGCCAAAAGGTGGTTGGTCTGCGGGATGTGTTGTAGGCGGTTGCGGTAGCCGTCGAAGTCGTTGTATATGACTGTGGCATTTGGCTTCTGGCACTTGGTGATGTGCGACAGCAGACCCGAACCGCCGAACAAATCCACGAATACCGTGTCCTCTGGATATTGTTTTAGAACCTTGATGAACTCACGCGCGAACATGCGCTTCTGCCCCACGAAAGGGAGCGGTGCCGATAGATACTGTTTTCTCATGCCTTACACGTTCAGTTCAAATTTCACGTTCTCGTTTCCGTTGAGCAACTGTCGTGTGTGTTCGATGTTGTTTTCGTAGATATGCACATTCGCAAGGTTCAGCGTGATGGACTTCAAAGGGAGGTCAATCTGCCGGGTCATGAGGTAGAGGTGGTAGATGTCGGCTGGCAAGCCGAGGTTCGCATCCGAGCTGCGCTGGTAAGCAGACACCACTAATTCGTCGTTCTCAATCTGGAACTGAACGAGTGACAGACACGGTGCCTGGTTTGTCTCCGCATCGGTGGAGCCGAGGAACAGCACATAGTTCTTGCTGTTGCGCTTCTCGCGGTTGATTTTGGCGATGAGAGGCGGCAACTTCTCAAAATAGGTAGGGTAGGAGTTTACGAGAATGGCACCGCAGTAGTCCCACCAGTTGATGCCCACCTCGCGATACTTCTCCACATTGCGTTCACCCTGCATGAAGAGCTGCAGCTCGTTCTTTAACTTCTTTCGTGCGATGCCGTGCCCCTCGAATATGTCGAGCAGGTCAGCAGGGGAGAGCACCAACTGCTCGTTGAGCAGGTAACGTATGTTTCCCTTCTTGTTAGTCTGGCACTTGCCCAGAGTAAGTACCTTCTGTAAAATTTGATGGTATTTGTTCATAACCGTTTTGAATTTGAAAACGGTGCAAAGGTAACAACGCGTGTCCCTTCGACAATGACCATACGCAAATGTTACACTGCAAGTAGATTGCAGTCAGTTTTGAAACGCCGTATAAGGCTGTACACCTTGCGCTCGCTTATGGCATATTCTGTGGCGAGCCTTGCCACGATGTACGACACTTTTTCGCCCTGTGCCGACATCGAGCGGTATTCGTTGAAAAGGTCGATATATTGCACATCGTCAAGCCTTATACCAGCCTTTTGGAAGTAAATCAGTAGTTCCCTGTTCAAATTAAGTATCTCTATTACTTTCATTTTCAGAAATTTTTAGTACTTTTGCATCGTCTCACTTATTCAGCGCAATCGCGCACAACAAAAATAAACCTCTTACTGGCGAACGAGGGTATATGCCCCCGGTCGTGCCGGTAAGAGGTAACGTTGTGTTAATGAGTAAGTGAGACGACTAATTAACAGGCCGGGGGCTTTTTTATTTCCCTCCCCCGAAGGGATTGTTCTTAGTCTCGGTATAACTCCAAATTGAAATTATCCTTGCTCTTCCATCCGTCAGCCAGTGTGTCCTGGATATGCTGCATGGCTTTGGTATAGAAGTCCGTCAGTTCTTCGATGGTGCTGAACGTGTGATAGCATGGCTCATCGTCTGTTCCGAACTTGAACGTGACTGGCAATGTCTTGCCGTCAGACTGCACAGCCAAGTCGTATGCCACCTTGTAGTTGAACTGGTTCTCGTTAGAGAGCCACACGCTCATGCCGTTCCACACGAAGCCAGAAAGTATGGTCTCGTTCGTGCGGTCGTTGAACCATTCCGACACCATGGTCTTGATGGTATCCTCAGATGGCTTTCCGTTGAACTCAGCCTCCATATAGTCGGCAGATCCATCCTCGTTGTTATGCACGTCCCAGCGGACGCGCCATTTTCCTTTGACGGGGTTGGTGCATTCAAGCAGCTTTACCCCTTGTGCTCCGTTTACTCTGTTCATCATGTGAAAATGTACTTTGTTCTACCTTTGCCGAAGGTTTCCGCCTTGATGGTGGTCTCGAATGGGAAGCCGTCTGGCATTTCACTCACTTGCTGGAGAATGTTTTTCATCTCCTCGCTGTTGGTGAAGAACTTCTTCGGCTCGCCGTTCTGCTCGATGGACACGACACAGCGGTCTTCGCCCTGGCTGGTTTTGACCCCGACCTCGAAGTCTTTTACCACTATGGGCAGGTTCACCAACTCGCGGATGCTTACCACCGCACCCGCAAATCGCTTCTTGCCGTCTTCCGGCTTGTAAGCGACATTCAAATCCTTAAATGATTTCATTTTTTTGCCTGTTAATTTATAAAACAAATTTCGGCAGCAAGCGTGCTTGGCCATTCCGTAGAATGACGCAATCAGTTCTCGCCGTCTCTTTCTTGACTTGACTTTGTGTAGTTTCCTTGCATACTTCTTCTTGACGCGCTTGCGCAGTAGTGAGTATGATCCGTTGAATGTCACATACCCCAAGAAGTCGATTCCTTTCGCTGATGGGAATACCCTTTCGTTCTTCTTGATTTCAAGGTCAATTTTTTCGACTTGCTCATGTACAATGCCGTGTGCCAGCCAATTTTCTTGCTTGTTGCCACAGAGCACTCTACCGTCATCGCAATAACGGTAGAAATGGCGGATGCCGTATTTGTCCTTCAGATAATGGTCGAGGAACACGGACAACAAGAGGTTGCCAGAAGCCTGTGAGCTTCGCAACCCGAAGCTGATACCCTCCGGCAGAAGATGAAGAAAATGATCCAGGAGCGACAGCAGGATTTTGTCTTTGAATACTCTGCGGTAGCACCACATGACAAACTCAGGCTTAGTATTGTCATAGAAATGCTTGATGTCGAACTCGTAGCAGTAGCGTGTGCCTTCGGGGTCACGTTCCATGTCCAATTGCATGCACTTGCGGAGATCATGTGTGCCACGCTTCTTGATACTTGCTCCAGTCGTTCTGATAAAACGCTTATGCAGATGCTGGTCCACCACGTTCATCACGGCATACACTGCGATGCGGTCGTACATGGAAATAATCTGCAGGTGTCTTACTTTGCCATTCTCACAGATGATGCGTTCATGATAATTGCCGAGTCGAAAGGAACCGTCGGCAAGTTTTGCAGTCAGTTCTGCAATCACCTCCTCGCGGTGTGCGAGCAGATAGCGTCCTTGACGGCATTTCTTACGCTTCTTCCCACGCAGTACACGGTCAAACGCCTCCGACATATTGCCGTAGGACGTTGTCTCTTGCATGATATAGCCTTCTCTGTGCATGGTCTTCTTTTTATGATGGAAGATAAGGGCCTTCCTTTCCCCGGGCCAAACTTCTTCGAATCGTTACCGACCTACCAAACTCTATTGCCCGACACTTGATGTTTCAGCTTTCCACCTTTATATCGGTGCTTTTGCTGTGGCTCGTTTCCCTCGGCTCCACATTAGGGACACGTCCCCATCGTTGTACGCCGATTAGTTAGATTTCCAGGCGCGAGCCGACATTCGCATTCGCATTCGAGGCATCGTTATTCGCATTCGCATTCGAGACACCGCCATTCGCGTTCGCATTGTTGTACCCGCGATAGACCACACGGCCTATGGGAAACTCTACCAGTTTGCAAAGTTACTCATTCTCTGTGCAAAAGATGAATGAATATTACACAATGAGCCAAAATAACATTGCGATGAAGCCTCCGAGCACTGTGCAAGCCCAGTCAATCCAGTCCCAAGGACAGCCGTGAAGCTTGTCTTTGAGTTCGAGACATGAGGCTGCAATGATGGCAGAATAGATGGTTGCCCATGGCGACAATGCGCACAGACCGACCAATAAACCGCCGACAAGATGCTTGTAGCGGTTGCTTTTCTTTAGAAATGAGAAAATTTTGTTCATAACTTGTTGTGTTTTGAAAATTTGTTATTACCTTTGTGGCGTGTGAATGTCGAAGATACGGCGCGATAACTTCAAGCTTTCCTTTCACACTTTCAAAGGTGACTTCGGTCACCTTTTATTTTTTCTAATTCAGTCCTTATTCTTTCTTTTGTTTGTCTCTTGTCGCCAGAGAAGAAATCAGTCGTAATTTTAACAGCCTTGCCATTGTATATTATATAGCACTCGCTTATGATACCATTCTCGAAATCAAAGTGACGGTTGTTTATTGCAGATGCTAACTTGATACTTGGAAGTTGCTTGAATTTATCTGGATGCATATCCAAATCAAGGACTACAACTGAGCAACCTTGCTTGATGGCTTTATTGAATCCAGAAGCGACTCCGTTGGGTGATTCAATACCTTTTCTATCTGCGATATTATCATTGATAAGATATTCGGGATTTTTCACTCCTGCTTCATATACGTGTTTCCTTATTTGCATATTCATTTTTGGAAATGATGACAAAAGAGAATGAGCTGCCCGTGTATTCTCTTCCACTTCTGTTTGATCTGCTTGTACACTGATTTTTAATCGCTCGCCATAAGTATTGTCAATGGTGTATTGACTTGCCTCGTAACAAGAATGTAAACATTTGCACGCAGCGCACAACTCATTTTCGGGAATGAACTTCGCCAACTTGATTTTACCCTTTGCTATGTCGCAGTCACGGCACCGACGAATAGTGTAGGGGTTGTAGTCGGGTACGGTCTTGTTTTCCTTTCCTGGATTGAAATGGAAGATACCCTTTGTGTCACGTTGCAGCGCTTCCTCGCCCAGTGCCATTGCCTCATCGTGGGGTGTGGCAGGATATTTGGACTTGCGCACCTGCACTACGGTGCAACGGCAGTTCCATCCGTTGGGTGGATAGTATTCCTCCCAGAATGGGTCTGACGGTGGAAGCGTCACGCCATTTAACGCCGCGTGTTCCGGACGCACCTTGCCATCGTTTGCCGTGCGGTACTGGAGGTTGTAGCGGTCTCCGTCCTCCGAGAACTGTTCCCACTTGGCAGCCATCTCCGCAGACGACTGTACGAAGTTGTACTCCGCACGAAGGTAGTTGGAGTTGTAGGTGTTGTCTATCTTCCGAACATCATTCAAAAAGGCTTCGAATGTCTTTCTATTGCCGTTAGAATCCAGCAATGATGGGAAAGCCTCGTTGAGTTCGTGGAAGGTCTTCATTCCCGAGAAGATATAGTTGGAGCGTGTGAGTCGCTTGCGCATGGTTTCAGACATTTCCACTCGTTGTATATTTCTGTTGAGAACATCAGCATGAGCCTCTATCAGCTTTTGAACTTTGCTATCTGCCATGATGTCAATTGAGAAAGAACCACCCTTTTGGTTGAATACAACTTTCATCGCATCCTTGAAGCTCTTGCTAACCTCTTCACTCGGAAGACACACATTCTTTCCAGAGCCGTAGTCAAGTAATTGCTTGGCAATAGATGTTTTTGTTTGTTTCATGTGTGAGAGCGAAAATATATCCTCAGAGAAAACCTTTCCACTTAGTATTGCTGAGTTCAGTTCCGCTTCGAACTCGGCACGGTTGGTAAGTGAATACTCGGACAGTTGCTTTTTGACAAGTTTCTTATCTACGTTATCCAAGCTCCATTCGTGTTCCACCGATCGAAAAAAATCGGGATCATTACAAAAGTCGATATAATGCCCCAATTCGTGCAGGATTGTGTTTCTTTGGGCATGCCATCCTCCACGGATTGCATCGTCAGAATCCTTTGCCCATGTTTTATAAGCCCGTTTGTTCACTTTTATAAAACCTGTGTCTCCTTCGCATATAGCCGCGTGGAATTGTGCCCTTGTTAGTCCAAAATAACGTTTTTTTCCTCCTAAATCCGCCTCCCGCAACTCTGGTAGTTCTGTTACAATCCCACTTCGTAGCACAATTCTTGCAGCCTCTTCTGCATCTTCTCTTGCATACTTATTACTGATGACACTTGCCCATTTCTTAGCAATGGTATCAATTTCCTCTTCCTTTTTACTAAGGCATAACGAAGAAACAGAAATATCATTGCCTAATATTTCGGCATAGCGTTGGTGCAGCCCCAGGTAATCGCTGGGGCTTAATCGAAAAAAGAGCCGTGTGCGTTTTGCAGCTGCTTTTTCTTCTTGTCGTCATCGTCTTGTGGCTCATTGTTGCCCTCGTCGCCATTATCGTCACTGCCACCGGGTAGCATGGGCTGAGCATTGCGTCGTTCGCCTACAGGCATACTGTATTTCTCTGCAAAGTAGGATGGGTCCACTTCGTAGCGGTCGGCAACCATGGTTTCGTATGCCACCTGCTGCTCCGGTGTGTAATCGACGGCATCATCCCATTTGAAGCGCAGTCCCTTTATCGGGAAGCCGTGCTTTATCATGCGTGGAATAAGCTGGTTGTTCACGATGTCGCGCAGCATGGTGCAGTCGCTTTCCACCAGGTTCTCGAACACCTCAAGGTGTGTTTCTGATTGTGAGAGGCTGCTGCCGTCCTCGATGGTCATCGTCTGCCCGATGATGAGCTTTGACAGTTCCGAGTTGGCTCGATCGATGCGTTTGTCATAGACGTTGAAGGCATCGCCCTTTCCACTTTCGACGAATTCAATCTCGGTGTCCTGCCCTGCTACCATGTACTGGCTTGCTCCGGCACCCTTGAGCATCTGTTCAAGCCGTCCCATTTCCTTGGGGTCGCGTGAGGTGGTGCGTGCAATACGCATCGGCATACCGAAAATCTCGCCGAAGGAATCCCAGAATGCCAACATGTTTTTCTTAGGAATGGTCTGCGTGGCAGCCTTCAGATACAGTCCGAGATCGTCAGACCGTCCAGCTTCTATGAGCCAGTCAGAGAATGGGGCTGAGTGGTAGTCTATGCCCGTAGTCCAGTCCTGCCCGAGCTGTTGAATCACACGGCCGTATTCAGGAATGACATGCTTCCGTGGAATGAGCTTCACATCCGTATAGCAAGGACATCCATCGCCATCGGTGGTGAGGTCGCCAAGTTCGATGAGCGAGTGTCCCCAAAGATTGGCGGCAAGCGCGTATTCGAGCATTTGCTTGAACCAAGCCTGGTCGAAATAGTGGTGTGCCTCCTCGTTCTCATTACCTTTTGCATCGACCAGTTTGAAGGACTTCGCCATGACGAATCCTACACGCTGGCGAACACAGCCCGATAGGTGAAGGTCAATATCCACATCGCGGTATATGTCGTAGAGACGTTGGCGGTTCGGGCTGTCCACATTTATAGCCATCTGCCAGGCGTTGCGCCAGTCGGCAATGTCCCTGCGTGTAAGCGCATCGGTGGTGCGTTGCAGTTCGATGACCATCTTCTTTATGCGCTTGCGGTCTGACGACTTCGCAAGGTTGAAGTCCCCGTTTGGCGTGTGCAGTATATTTTGACTGCCACCTCCGAACATACCGCTGAAAAAGTTCTTTATATCCATAGCGTTACCAGTTATGTCGTAATTGTTTCTGTGAACCGAATATGAGCAAGTCGCCAGTCGGTGTGCCGTCCTCGTCGGTGTTGAGCGGCAGGTCGGGGATGATTTTTCCGGCTTGCACGCCTTCCAGCCACTTTATGGCACGCTCGTAGCGCTCCTTGCGTATTTCGCTGCCCATCTTTTGGGGCATAGCGGCAATCATGTGATAGAGCGCAATGTCGGCGGCATACATTACCACCAAACGGTTGCGGTTTTCGCCTTCAGCCGAGAACACCGCTTCCGTGTCGTATTTTGGTCTGAGGTAGCCGGCAATCTCCTCGCAAGCCTCCAGTTCCGCATTGTCGCGTATCTCCTGCGATGCCTGCGACACGACCTTCAGCGCATTTTCGCCTATGACCACTCTGTAGTCCTCTTCCGTGATAAACATAGTAAGCCTCCTTCCTAATGCGTCACATAAATGGCACGACGCTCGATGTCGGCAACCTTTACACCCTTACGGAAGCGGTGCTTGGCAACCAGTTCGCGGATGGTGCGTTTCGGTACGACCTTCAGCGAGCCGTTCATGTAAATCACATAATACTTCATGCCAAGCAGCTTTGAGAGCTTGTTGGCTTTCTTGATGGCACGCTTGCACTGCCATCCCCAGATAATGTCCTTTATTACTTGTATCATTGTTACCAAATGTTTTTGGCGGTCGGTCTTTTGCCGAACACCGGTTTGAAACTTTCCTGTCTTGTATTGCGCTGGAGAATCCATATTGCGCCTTCATCAGCGTCAGGCGCATCGTCATGTACACGGCTGCCACGCTCCAACGCTAAAGTCTGTTCGATGCCCACCTGCATGTCGGGGTCTTCCTTCTTGCGCTCGTTGTACCAGACAAAGCCACGTTCCCAAAGAGGGCTGACCGCCTCGATACGCTGGATTTTTTCTGGCTTCTTGCGCTTGTCGGGCATGATGGGCAACTGGTAGCCACGCAGCTCGCCCTCGGTGGCAAACTCGTCGAGAATCACGTCCTGTATGAAGTTCGCTTCCATGAAGAACTGAATAGCCACCGTGTCGCGTGTACGCTCGTAGAGGTCGTATAGCCATCGAACCATCTCGCTGACTGTCGCCTGGCGCACGAAACTGTCTATGAGATGCAGTTCCGAGCCAATCTTTCCCCAAACGCGGCTCGCCTTGTAGTCGTTGGAGGTTGTCGATTTGAACGACGGGTCGGTATAGCACACAATCATGTCGTACTTTTCGAGCCTTGGCAAACGCTTGTATCGAATCCAATCCGCACGGAAGATAGTACCATCCACGATAGGGTTGTGCATCATCTCCTTCTCCCAGGCACGATAGCCCACGAAGTCGCGGTAAGCCTGCGCCTCCTCTTTGGTCCATTTCTCTTTCCATACCGGTTCTCCGTTACGATCGACCGCTACGATTTTAGAAAGGAACACTCCCTTTGTACGTGAGAGATTGTAGAGCACAGAGTTCTTGCTGATGAGGTTGCCCACCATAATGAAGCGTCCACGGCCCACATCAAGCGCACCAAAGAGAGCCTCCTTCACCCAGTCGGTGAGGTCGTGTACGAGTTTGTCGTTCTTGCAAAGCTGATCGTCGTCAAGGTCATCAATGACGATGTAGTCAGGACGGGATTCACGGTCACGCAGACCACGAGGCGACTGTCCACGACCGCAGGCAAGGAACTTCACACCGCTCTTTGTCTTGAACTCGCCCTCCTGCCATCCGCCATCGTTCTTCTGCTGTCCGAAGTCAGCGATGAGACGTTGGTTGTATTCCAGTTCCGCTTGAATATCTCCAAGCAGTCGGTCGGCATTGTCCTCTGACTTTCCCACAACCACCATAAAGTTGATAAGTCGCTTCGGTTGGAACATCAACCAGAGCGGCGTGAATACATCAAGGTGGGTCGATTTGGCGTGACCGCGTGGCCACATGAATACAGCCTTCAAGTCGGGCGTGTTTCGGACCTTGCGTGCAGCTTCGTTGTGGAACGGAGCGTTGTGAATGGTGCGTATGACCTCACCGGTCGTCTTGTCACGCAATTGCAGGAAGTGTGGAAAGTAATACTCGCAGAACGCTGCGTAGTTGTTGAGCAAGCGTTTGATACGCATGTCCCTTTCTACTGGCGTTTCGCTTTTCAGGAGTGACGTGTCCGTAATGGCTTGCACTTGCCGGCATCGCTCTTTCCACTCCTCGTATGCCTTTTTCTTTTCCGCTGCTGTTGCCATAGGCTGCCTCCACTATTTTATGCCCATCTGTTCTGTGATGTACATGTCCTGGTACTTGTTGATTACACGCATCAGTTCTGGAGTCACCTCTGGGTCTGTCTGCGAGCGGTACTCCAGCCACTTGGAGAACGCCATGAACACCTCGATGGCATCCACCACATTAGCCTTCTTGTCGAGCTTCTCAATGACCGACGAGAGTTTAGCCAGCTTGTCGCCAAGTCCTGCAATGAGTGCAGGGTCGTCAGAACCATTCACTTGTGTAATGAGTGTGTCGATGGTGAGCAACAGTTTGTTCACCAGTTCAGGGCGTGTGATGTTCTTGGCGGCACGAGCCTCTTTCCACCCCTCGGCTGAGCACCATTTGGATATGGTGACGCGCGACACGTCCACCTTCTCCGCAATCTCCTGCTGCTCCATGCCCGAAAGATAGAGCGTGCGTGCCAGCGATTTCTTTTTTTCAATATCTGCCTTTGTCATGTTGATAAGGTTTTTGTTCACATCAGGGCATACCACGCCCCGATTCCTTCTGCAAAAGTGCCACGATTTCGGTGGCTCTCCAAAAAAGTGTGCAATGGTTTCATAGAAGTGTGCAACCATTGCACACTTTTTTGGCGGACAGACAATTACCTCGTAATATTGCACTGCGAATCGGGCAATGCAGCCCAGAAAACGACAATGATATGAGTAAAGGAAAACGCGTAAGAATAACCAACGACAGCCTGAACAGCTACGGCACAAGAGTGCTGACAGCTGGCATGAACGTGGAGCAGTATCAGCGCAACCCCGTCCTGCTGTATATGCACGAGCGTGGTAATGTGATAGGCTATGTGAAAGACCTGAAGGTGGAGGATGGTGAAGTGACCGGCGAATTGATGTTTGACGAAGCATCCGAACTATCCACACGCTGTAAGAAGCAGTATGAGTTCGGCAGTCTGAAGATGGTGAGCGCAGGGCTTGACATTCTGGAGACAAGTGAGGACCCCGAACTGCTTGTGCAGGGTCAGACCAGTCCTACCGTCACCAAGAGCAAACTGTTTGAGGTTAGCTTGGTGGACATTGGAGCCAATGATGATGCCATCGTGCTGCAGAAGGACGGCAAGAAGATTACTCTCGGCAAGGACAGCGAGTGTCCCTTGCCAATGTTGAACAATAATAATCAAAAACAAATGGAACAGAAACAGTATGCCCTGCAGTTGGGCTTGCCGGAAACGGCGACTGATGCGGAGATCACCGCCAAGCTCAGCGAGCTGAATGCCGTTAAGCAAGAGAACGAGAGACTCCAGAAGGAGAAGGAGACCCTTACGCTTGCCAGTATCACTGCCGTCGTGGAGAAAGCAGTCGGCGAGAAGCGTATCGCCACAGACAAGAAAGACGAGTTCATCAACCTCGGCAAGGAAATTGGCCAGGAGAAGTTGGAGCGCATCATCTCTGCCATGTCGCCACAGATGAAGCTCAGTGCCGTTATCGGCCACCAGGGTGGAGCTTCAACCCAGCAGCCTGCCACATACAAGAAACTGAGCGATGTGCCGTCTGCAGAACTCCTGACACTCCGCAAAGAGCAGCCCGAGGAGTATAAGCGACTCTACAAGGAGGAGTACGGCATGGAGTGTGAACTTTAAGTACAAACCAATAATACAAGAAAAATGAAAATGAACAGATTGCTTGCACTGACAATGGCAGTGCTTTTCAACTGCATCACCGGCAGCATTTTCGCTGCAGTCCTTGGCTTTTCGCCTGTGGCGGGAGCCTTGGGCATGAATTGCATCGCCACGATGGTGGGCGGTGAGGTCGCCCCCGGCGCATTGCGTGCCGGAGTGTACAAGGAGATATGGACAGGCGAGTTGGTGAAATACCTCCGCCGTGGTTTGGAAGCCACCTGGCTTGACGGCATTCCAGATGCTTCAAGCATTGTAGATAACGATGTTATCCACTTGGTTGAGGTCGGTGTTGACCCCGAAGTGCTTGTCAACAATACTACCTATCCGATTCCCTTGCAGGCATTGGACGACAAGGACATCGCCATTAAGCTTGACAAGTTCCAGACCAAGGTGACCCCGATTACCGACGATGAACTCTATGCCATCAGTTACGACAAGATGTCAAGAGTGAAGGAATCCCATGGCAATGCCATCAATGATGCCAAGTTCGCCAAGGCGGCTCATGCGCTTTGCGCGAAACAGAATGCGGCGAAGACCCCGGTGCTGAAAACTACAGGAGAGCGTGACGCGGCAACCGGACGCTTGAAGATGACGAAGACCGACTTACTCAGCATGAAGCGGCAGATGGACGCTTTGAAAGTTCCTGCAGCAGGTCGCCGACTCGTGCTTTGCTCAGACCATATCAACGACCTTCTGGAGATTGAGCAGACCTTCCGTGAACAGTACAACATCAACCGCAATGATGGAACAGTCGGACGCTTGTACGGTTTCGACATCTACGAATACGCCAGCAATCCGCTTTATACGCAGGCCGGTGTGAAGAAGGATTTGGGCAAAGCAGCAGAGACGGGCGAGTTCCAATGCTCGTTTGCATTCTATACAAACCGCGTGTTCAAGGCCACCGGCTCCACCAAGATGTATTGGAGCGCAGCCGAGAACGACCCCGAATATCAGCGCAACAAGATTAACTTCCGCCACCGTTTCATCTGTATGCCCAAGAAGGCAGATGCAGGTGTCGTAATGACCAGCGGATATAAAGCTGAAGCGTAATGGCGAGAATGAAGTATTTAGTCCTACACTGCACAGCCACCCCTGAAGGCCGTGAGGTAACCTCTAAGGAGATACGCCACTGGCACACTGACCCGGTAAGCAAGGGTGGGCGTGGCTGGAAGCAGGTAGGCTATACCGACCTGATACACTTGGATGGCAAGGTGGAACGCCTTGTCGATAACAACGAAGATGCGGAGGTCGATTCGTGGGAAGTGACCAACGGTGCCAAGGGTTACAACAGTGTGAGCCGTCATGTGGTGTATGCCGGTGGCTGCACCAAGGATATGAAGCACCCCAAGGACACGCGCACCCCTGCGCAGCTGAAGGCGATGACCGACTATGTGCGGAACTTCCATCAGCGTTTTCCGCAGATCAAGATTGTAGGTCATTGCGACCTTCCGGGCGTAAATAAAGCCTGCCCAGCCTTCGATGTAGCCAAGTGGCTCAAGTCAATAGGAATATACCAACAATAAAAATATGGATGGCATGAATATCAGCGAAGTCCTGAACGTCCTCCTTGGCGGAGGTCTGGTGGCTACCATTGTTGCAATATGCACGCTGCGGGCTACCATAAGGAAAGCGAAAGCGGAATCGATGAAGGCGGAAGCCGATGCCGAGACGGTGCGTATGGACAACGCCGAGCATGCCACCCGTATCTTGGTAGAGAACATCGTGAAACCATTGAAGGAAGAACTCAATGAGACAAGAAGATACCTCGAAGCTTCGAAGCGCGAGATGGCGCGTCTTCGGAAGGCTATCGACACTGCGAACAGTTGCAAGCATCATGATGATTGCCCTGTTCTTGTCGGGCTGCGCGACAAGCCGAAAAGCGAGCGTGGCCACGGAGGAAAGCGTGAAACAAGTATCCGCGGACACCCTCCAGAGCGAGGTGCGTCACACATGGACGGAGACAGTACCACAGGAGGAAGCCAAGCTGGAGATACCTCTGGCGGAACTGACTAACCTGCCCGAAAAGGCAGAGTACCGAGCCAAGAACGGACGAGCCAGCGCAACCGTGCAGAACAAAGGTGGCATCATCGTGGTGTATGCCACTTGCGACAGTCTGCAACGCCAGTGCGAGTACTATGAGCGCCAGATAGCGAGCTACAAGAAAGCATTGGAACAGCAGAAGAATGAAGCCAGAACGGATAAGGAACGCAGTTCAAATCCGTGGAAGATGCTTCTCATCGCCTTTATTGTCGGAGTGGCGACCGGCACAGTATTAACAATCATAACAAGAAAGATATGGCAAAAAGTGTTTTAGACGGAACTGACCTTATCCTTTCCATGGGTACCAATGCCCTCGGCTTTTCCACCGGTTGTAAGGTGTCCACATCAGCTGAGACCGGTGAACGTGTGACTAAAGAGGCTTCTGGTGGCAAGTGGAAGGAGTCTTACATCAAGAGTTTCTCCGAACAGATTACCGCCGATGGTGTTGTGCTTACTGACGGCACGGATGAGGTGCCTTCGTATGACCAGTTGAAGGACGCAATGCTTAAGGGTGAACCCGTGGAGGCAGCGTACAATCTGCGTGAAGGAGACAAACGCACAGGTAAAGCCACTGGCGGATATAAAGGCAAGTATCTGATCACCTCTCTTGACCTTGACGCACAGGCTGGTGACGATGCCAAGTATTCAATCACGCTTCAGAACAGCGGCAAGGTGGAAAAAGTGGGTACGGGTATCACAGACACCACTCAGCAGACAGTATAACAACATCGCGTATGAAAAAGACAAAAATCAAGGTTGGCGACAAGGAGTTCCCTTGTCGTGTTACCATGGGCGCAATGGTGCGCTTCAAGAATGAGAGCGGTAAGGACGTGAGCAAGCTGGAGAAAACCAATATCTCCGAGCTGGTACTGTTTGTTTACTGCTGCGTGAAAAGTGCGTGCAATGCTGACAAGGTGGAGTTTGACTACGACTTCCAGAGCTTTGCTGACCTTATGGAGCCCGACGCAGCGAACTCCTTCTACGAGGATATGGGCGGTGAAGAAAAAAAAACGACCAACCAGGCGGAAAAGAAGTAAGCGTCGAGGAACTGTTGGGTATGGCATTGGGGTGCATCGGGATGAGCAGAGAAGACTTTGAACGATGTACCCCTTTTGAGTTTTACAAGGCATGGGAGCGATGGGCGGAAGCCAAGCGCGATGCGGAGCGCAACGAGTGGGAACGCACAAGAGTGTTGGCGCTCTTTGCCATCCAACCCTATGCAAAAAGCAATCTTCAAGCGCATGACGTTCTACCGTTCCCTTGGGATGAAAAGCAGGAAGAAAAGCGTGAGGAGGTGAGCAAGGACGAGTTCAATGCACGCTTTGAGGCAGCCAAGAAACGTTACGGACTGAAATAAGAAAAGACAATGGCAAAAGCAGTAGAATTTAGAATAAACATCAAGAGCGAGGACGGCGGTGTTCTGAAACGTCTGACAGTGGAAGCCGACGGTCTTGACGACATACTCTCCGAGGTGGGGAATACCGCTGTGGCCACTGGCAACAGACTGCGCGAGATGGCAGACAAGAGCCTCGTGTTCGATACAGCCGTCCGCTCGATCCGCGACCTCAGCGACATGGTGGGCGGACTTGCCGAGCCTTTCGACAGTTTTGAGACCGCCATGCGCAGTGCCAACACCATGGCAGGAAAGAGTGGGGACGAGTTTGAAGCACTGACTGGTCAGATAACGGAACTGAGCAAGAACATACCGCTTGCGCGTGAGGAACTTGCCAACGGCTTATACCAGGTTATATCCAATGGCGTGCCCGAGGATAACTGGATAGAGTTCCTCAACAAATCAAGCCGTAGTGCGGTTGGTGGCATTGCGGACTTGGGAGAGACGGTGACCGTTACTTCCACGCTCATCAAGAACTATGGTTTGGAATGGGGTCAAGCAGGAAACATCCAAGACAAGATACAGATGACGGCCAAGAATGGTGTGACCAGCTTTGAGCAGTTGGCGCAGGCATTGCCCCGTGTGAGTGGTAGTGCATCTCAGCTTGGTGTCTCCATGGACGAACTGATGGCAGTGTTCGCCACTACAACGGGTGTGACTGGTGACACGGCGGAAGTATCCACTCAGTTGGCTGCCGTGCTCAACTCACTCATCAAGCCATCTGCGGAAGCTACGAAAGCGGCCAACGAGATGGGCATCGGTTTTAATGCAGCCAGTATTCAGGCTGCTGGTGGTTTAGAGAACTTCCTGCTCGGTTTGGATGCAAGCATACAGGAGTATTCGGCAAAGACAGGACAGTTGAGTCAAACCATTTATGGACAGTTGTTCGGCAGTGCAGACGCAATGCGACTACTCGGTTCGCTGACTGGCGAACAAAAGGAAAAGTTTTCGCAGAACATTGGAGCGATGGCAAACTCCGCAGGAGAGATAGACGCAGCCTTCGACAATATGGCATCGACTGGAGAGAGCCTACGTCAGACGCTCGCTAACCAAATGCACGCCATGATGGATTGGGCAGGCTCAATAGCCAGTACTTCCGCACCTTATGTGGAATGGATAGCTAATAGCGGTATCGCCCTCATGAGTATGGTGCAGCTCAGCGGTGGCATCAAAACTGTGGTGGCAGGACTGAAAGCTGTGAAGGTGGCTACGCTTGCGCAAGCAGCTGCAGCAAAGGTAGTGGCTGTCGCATCCAACATTTGGAAGGTGGCACAGATAGCCCTGAACTTTGTGCTCAGTGCCAACCCCATCGGTATTGTCGTGATGGCTATAGCGGCACTTGTGGGTGCATTGATAGCGGCGTACAATAACTGTGAGACCTTTCGCAATATCTGTGATGCTGTATGGGCAGCGGTGAAGAAAATTGCATCAGCCGTATGGGACTTTCTTGTCAAGGCATTCGAAAAAGCGAGTGCCGTGATAAAGAAGGCATGGGAATGGGTGAAGAAGTTCTTCGGCATAAAGGACGAGACCACAGCAAGGCAGACGGCAGATTTGGAGAAAAACACAAAGGCCACGCAAGCGAACACCAAGGCAAAGACTGCGAACGCCCAGACCGCCTTGAAGAACAATAAGAAACAGAACGCCCCCTCAACAGACAGCGGAAACGGCAGTGGTAAATCGGGGAACCAGGACAAATACAGCGGAAAGAAGCTTATCGCCAATGCCACGAGTTACAAGGAACTTGGCAACAACATCCAGTACTACCAGAACAAACTGGAAACTGCCAACGGAACGGACACCAAGACCATTGCGCTTTATGCAAAGAAAATCGCAGCCTTGCAAAAGCAGCAGGATGCGATAACGCAGTTGCAGGATGCGGCAAGCCGTCCCACCGAACTGAAAACCCTGAAGGACATCGATGCAGAAATCACTTATCAACAGGGATTGAGGGAGAAAGCCTCTGCCGATGAACTTGCAGTAATCGATGCTGAAATACAGCGTTTGAATGACCTTAAAACGGCGTTTGAACGCAGTTCGCATGTTGATGTCGGTTTAGACAAGATACAGACATACCGCCAGCTTGAAAAAGAGCTGCAGTATTATACAGACTTGTTGAAAACCGCTACAGAGACAGAGCGCATCGAGATACAGAAGCAGATAAATGCCCTTAACGACCTGAAGAAGAAATGGGACGATACTCTTGATGAACTGAAGAAGCCGGAGGACATCTCCCGACTGAACACCATCCGTTCGCTGGATGATGCCATCAGCTACTACCAGACCAAGCAGAAGAACGCCAGCGCATCGGAGATTGACGACATACAGCGCACGGTGTTGGAACTGGAGAAGAAACGCGATGCCATGAAGCAACTCACGCGCATTCCCGAAATGGAGGAAGAAGTGGCGAAGCTCGACAGTATGGAGGGCAAGACGCTGACCCTCGAACTTAAAACCATTGGGCTTGATGGTGTAAAGAAACGCATCAAGGAACTCCAGGATATGTTGGCTGACACGAAAAGTCCTATGGACGAGTCGCAGCGAGCCTCCATACAGAAGCTCATCGGCAGTTACGAGGATTACGAGAAGCGCATCCGCAAAAGCAATGTCACGTTAGGTAAGTCGTGGAGCACGGTCAAGGGTGTGGGCAATGGTGTCACCTCGCTCACCGATGCGCTGCAAGGCAACCGTGACGCATGGTCCACGATTACTGGCGTTGTCGATGCTGCCATTCAGATATATGAGGGCATCAACGGCATCATTTCAATTATTCAGGCCTTGACCGCTGTAACAGGTGCCTCCAACACTGTGACCGCTGCAAGTGGAGTGGCAGCGACCACAGCTGCTACGGCAAAAGTAGCGGCAGCCCCTGCAGAGGTGGCGGCATCGGTAGCTACGATGGCGGCAGTAAAGGCAGAGGCAATGGCGTACCGCGAACTTGCAGCTTCAGAGTTTATGGCTGCACACGCTTACATTCCGTTTGCTGGTGCTGGCATCGCAGCTGGATTTATAGCCATGATGCAAGGGCTTGTTGCTTCGGTTGCCGTGACACCATTCGCCAACGGCGGTATTGTGTATGGCCCGACCTTGGCGCTGATGGGCGAGTATGCTGGAGCGAAAAGTAACCCGGAGGTGATAGCACCGCTGAACAAATTGAAGTCGCTTATCGGTAATAATGGCGGCGGAGGTGGCGGCGTGTACGAGCTGAAGGTTAAAGGCAGAGACCTTGTGGCGGTGCTTGCCAACGAGACGAGAATAAATAGAAAAGGAACAAACATCAAAATATAAGGAGCATGTATCTGCACGGACATTTTTACAACCAAAGGGAAGAGCGCATCGAGGTGCATATACTGACTGGTGGTGACCGTACTAAGGAAACTGTCATTGGTGAGAAGAATGGGGAACTGTCGTTTACTGATGATCCAGTGGAACTGACGAGTCAAGTGAACGATACGTTTGACCACTTGCTCTGCCAGCAGGCTACTGTACGCCTTCTGGCGCGGAACTTCGTGCCGGACTTCTTTTGTGCCTCATGCCGTGACGCTGTGGTGAACATCTACCGTGAGGGGAAATGTCTCTTTGCCGGATTTATCGAACCGCAGAGCTATTCGCAGGGCTACAACGAGGAGTTTGACGAGATAGAGTTGAGCTGCATCGATGCGCTGACGGCATTGCAATATGCTAAATATCGTGATGTCGGCTCGCTCGGTGTACTGTATAATGTAGTAAAGGCGGAGGCGGAACAGCGCACATTCTTGTCGATGCTGAAAGAGATATTGGGCGGAGTGACGGCTGAGCTTGACATCGTGGGTGGTAATGCCATGCGCTACCTATACGATGGGAGTAAGGCTGTGGATGATTTGGCTGGTAACCATTATGCGATATTCGGGCAGCTGACGGTGAGCGAGTTACTTTTTCTTGGTGATGAGGAGGATGATGTATGGCAGCAGGATGAGGTGTTGGAGGAGATACTGAAGTACCTGAACCTCCACATCGTGCAGGATGGGTTCACGTTTTATCTGTTCTCCTGGGAGAGCGTGAAGGGCGACGAACGCATCTACTGGCGAGATTTGCTGACTGGCGCAAGCGTGACGACGGCCCGGCAGACAACGGACATCGTGACTGGTTTGGTGACAGACACGGATACGACGATAAGCGTAGGGGAGGTGTACAATAAAATTATGCTGACTGCCAAGGTGGAGAGTATGGAAAGTGTGATAGAGAGTCCGCTTGACAACGATCTTCTGAAAAGTCCCTTCAGCAACAAGCAGAAGTACATGACGGAATACAGCAGTGATGGTGAGGGTTCGAAAGCAATAAATGCCTTTGACGCAATGACTCACGGACAGGAAACCTCCTATAGTGGTGGTTGTGTAACTGACTGGTATGTGCAGATGATGAACAACAGTCAGTGGCTGTTCCCAAAGAGCGGGAGCGGTAACCTGATGGAGGAATACTGTAGTGAGGGGCGAAACCAACATATACTGCCGAACTGGTTGGCGAAGAACCAGGGTGCTGCCATCATGGCGCTTGGTAAGGTGGAGAAGAAAACGGACGGAAAGGACAACTCTCCGACATCGAAAGTGGAAATGACGAACTACCTGGTGGTGAGTGTGAACGGCAACTGCGACGACAAGGAGGCAACTACCTATCCGAATGCCAACTCGCTAAAGGCAGGTATACCAAGGGCCGTGTATAACGGTAGCATGACTGGTGGCGTCTTTTCGCCTACAGACGAGGGCACGACGAACTACATCGTGTTGAGCGGAAAACTGGTGCTGAACCCTGTGATGGCATTGACGGACACCTACAAAGCAATATACAACTATGACGGTGGAATATGGGGAAACACCCCACTGTTTTCAGGTATCAAAAAATGGTTGGGCATGACGGTACCGAGCCGAAACAACGGTGACGGGCGATACTACACGCAGCAGTGGTGGAAGGCAGCAACGCCTAATGAGACCGTGGCATGGGATATGGAAACGGCGCACGGCTTTGTTCCGTTCACAGATACCGGCCCTCAGTTGTATGAGTTCAAGTATAGTGCCATCGGAGACGGCAGCGACCATATATCAAAGGTTGGTGTGCTGGCATGTATGCTGATAATAGGAGATAAGTGCGTTGTGGAAAAAGGCACGGAAGGACAGGTGACGGACTTCGAATGGCGGAAGTACAAAACGCTGGAGGAGTGTTCCAATGAGGACGAATACTACCAGCAGTGTTTTACGATAGGTTTTGACCCGAAAATCGGTGACAAGATAGTTGGTACCAAGTTCGATTTGCAAAACAACGTGAACTATGAGCTCGGCATCGATGCAGAGGGTATAGCGATTCCAATCAAAAAGGCAGATAAAGTGAGCGGTAGGGTTAAGTTTATGATTCTGGGACCAGTGAACGCATTGTGGGACGTGGTGACGAGACGGCACAAGACGTGGTTCAGACACACGAAATGGAACAGTACAACGATACCACTGCTGGCACACGTGAGCAGCATCATGGTGGAGCAGTTTGAAGTGAAGATATATAGCGACAACGGACTGGTGAACAATACTGGTGATAACGACCTCGTTTACATGAGCGACACAAAGGAGAGTTTTGTGAACGTGAAGGATGACATCGAAATGAAGATAAACTCAGCACTGACAGCTGCGGAGTGCCAGGCTTTGGACGTGACGGACAGCGTGAAGATGAGCACCCCATTGAACACGCTGACAGGAGAGGGACTACTGGCGGTATATGACTATTCGAGGGGTATGAGCGCTAAGCCTGAGCAGTTGTATGTGGACTACTATTACAAAGAGTGGCATGCACCAAGGGTTGTTATGACGCAGAAGTTGACGGATACAGATGGTGGCATCGTGAATCTGTTCGCTCACTATCGCCATCCCATGATGGATAAAACCTTCTTCGTGCAGGGCATCAGTCGCAACCTTGAGGAAGGATATGCAGAAATGACACTTAAGGAGATTGAGCAATGATAGACATCAAGGTAATAAAGAAACCAAAGAACGAGGGCAGTACGTCGGCACTGAGAACGAGCGGCACCGCTTACGGTGGCATGGCAGTGAAGGAGGCTGCGCATGCGGCCAAGGCAGACATCGCAGAACTGGCGAAGAATGCTACCCATGCCAAGGGCAGTGATCATGCGCTGGAAGCAGACCACTCGAAAGATGCCGACCATGCTGTGAACGCAGATGAGTCGAAACATGCTCTGGAGGCAGACCACGCCAAGGAAGCTGATAATGCAGACAAGTGGGATTACCGTGAGTTTGACGACTATCTGAATCAGCCAGTGAGAAAGACTGATGGTGTGACCTTTGACTCCGTGACCTCGGACAGCATAAGAAGCGCTGGGCAGTTTGTGGACGGACTGCTGGGCGCAGGGTTTCAACTGTGGAAAGGTGAGGATGGGCGCACCTACCTGACGGTGGATAAACTGACGGTGAGGCAGACGATGGCCGTGTTGGAGCTGCTCATCGAGAAGGTGAGGAGCGTGGGCGGTCAGATATGCGTGAGCGCGGCCAACGGACGCATCAAGACCGTGGAGGAATCGGGCGAGCACTATCTTATCACCTTCGAGCAGGAGAATATGTTTGTACAGCACGACCTGGTGCGCTGCCAGACGTTCACGGGCAAGGATATGCGGAGCTACTGGGTGGAAGTGACCGATGTTACGGAGACTGGCATCGTGGTGGTGAAGGAGGAGTTCGAGGGCGTGGAACCGAAGGAGGGCGATGAGTGTGTGCTGATGGGCAACACGGCGAACTCCGACCGCCAGAATATGGTGCTCATATCGGCCACCGAGGACGGTCAGCCGAGAGTTGATGTGATGGACGGTGTGAGTGGCAAGACCTTTGACAACGCTTTGCGTGCAAGGCTCGGTAATCTGGACGGCATTAAGGACGACAAGTTTCCGGCAGACCGCCAGCCGAAGGGCAACGGCCTGTATGCGGACAACGCCTTTCTGAAAGGCACATTCGTACTGGAGACTGGCGAGGACGTGAAGACTCGGTTTGAGATAACGGAGGGCAAAGTGCAGAGCGCGATTGACAGCGTGAGGAACGATTTCCTAAGCGAGAAGGGCTATCTGAACAACCCGACGTTTGCATCGGGACTGGAGAAGTGGAACTCGGAGAATGAGACGGTGTTCTTCCTCGTTGGCAACAGGTGGATATGGGCCAACGGCGCAGCACTATCGAAGAAGGGTGACGGTGCGAGCGTGGTGACAGACATGGGACGCAAGGTGGTGCGGATACGCAACAAGTATATCCGACAGAAGCATGAGAATCTGCGCTTTGTGCCGACCTTTCCGACAAACGGCGAGGGGAAGAAGGAAGCCTTGCCAGTGTATCTGAGTTTCTTTTATCGCTGCGCAAAGAGCGGCACGCTGAAGATAGGTTTTGAGAATGTTGACAAGACGGGGTTTGCGGACTTCAACAGTATGGAGGTAAGCGAGGAAATCGCTGCTACCGGCGGCTATGTGCAATACACCTGCAGCGGACTGTGGAACGGCACGGGCGACTTCAAGCTGGCGTTTGACGGCGACATCTATCTGTATATGCTTGTGCTGAGCACGGACAAGATTGAGGCGCTGACTTACAAGTACAAAACATTGTTCGAGCAATCTGAGCGACTGGTGAAAATATCGGCAGCCGTGTATGACAAGGACGAACGAGCTCTGCAAGAGACGGGACTGATGGTTCAGCCCGAAGGTACGGGAATCTATATTAAGGATGCAAACGGCAAACTGGCTCTGATAGGAGTAGGCGTAGAGGAAACGGATGCAGAGGGCAATAAGAAAACCGTCATCAAGCTGACGGCTGACAATATCAAGCTGGAGGGCCTGGTGACGGCCAACGGCTACTTCAAGGTGAAGGAAGACGGCAGCATCGAGGCTGTGAATGGAACATTCCGAGGCCACGTGTACGCTGAGGGTGGAGCCATAGGTGGTTTCAGCATAGGAAACGGGCACATAGGTGGTGCAGATGTAATTTATAACGAAGATGGCACAATAGAGGTGAAGGATACCGAAAACGGTCTGTTCTTGTATGATGACATGATAGGGTTCAACGACAAGGGACGGCAAGCTATCTTCGGCACATGGAACAACTACGGGCAACCTATGCTATGCCGGTTGGTAGATACTGCCACTGATTACAACTTCGATTTTGGCATATCCCCGAAGTATGGCATCGTGTTCGACATAGAAAACTCCATGAACGGAAATTTCGCCTTTGCGGGTAAGGGTTCTGGTGTGCTGAATGGTGCTATGGACGGCTATGCGTACAAAAAAATAGCCCTTGACAAGGCGAATACGGTGTTTGTAGGCTATATGGACCTACAGGCAGCGAACCGCTTCATCGTTAAGGCGACGCAAGGTTCTACCGTTGTGGCACTGCCCAAGATAGAGCAAGTGAGGGATGGTTTGGCCATTGGAAAGAATACCCCATTCTGTATGAGAATAACTATCATCGCCGATATAGGGTCGAGCAACTACAAGGTGTGTGGACGCTACAGCCAGCAGGACAGTAAAAAGGAATATCCTTGGAACACCGAGGAACTGCCTGTGATGGTACATTGGGATGGCGGACACTACGAGACACTGGATATGGGCAAGGGTGATACGCTTGAGGTGCTACTGGTGTATGACCCAGACAGCACAGAGACGCTGAACGGCTGGCCTACGAAATATACGGCAAGAATCATCAATAAACAATCATAACAAAAAAGACATACGACTATGGCACTGACAGAAGAAGAGAAAAAGGAACTGGTCCAGGATGTGGTGAACCAGATAAAGACTGACAGCCAGAGTGTGGACGAGCTGGAAGCTGTGAGCACGCTGGACGGTGTGGTGAGCCTCCCTGCCATGAGAGGCGAGACGGTGGTGAGCGCCCCGTTGAAACTGCTGTCGAAACCTGCGGAAGATGCAGCAGCTGTCGCCAAGGCTTCTGCTGCTGTGGCTGACGCATCGGCAAAGAAAGCAGATACGGCAGCATCAACAGCGGGGTCTGCGGCCCAAACTGCCAATGATGCGGCAAGCAAGGCCACGGATGCCGCCCAGAAGACCAACGCTGCTGTGGCAAAGGCAGAAAGTGTGGAATCGGAGTACAAGGACACGGCACTGGCTGCAAGGAACGGCGCGACAGCGCGGTTTGACGGGCTGGTGGAAGGCGTGGAGATACGACTTGTATCATACCCCCAGATAGACGGTGTGTACTATGACACGGTGAACAAATCCTTCTGCGGGAAGAATGGTAACATATACTGCAATAACTGGCCTGGCGCAGACATGTACATGAACGATGTGCGCACGGAAGTACTGAAGGACAAGGCGTATGTGTGCGGTGGCGTGGTGTATGTGTGGAGCGATGAGGAAGAGAACCTGGTGGAGATAAGCGGAAGCGGCGGTGGCAACACCTATAACGTGACGGAGCAGGTTCCACTGGAGAGCGGATACTATACGCTTGAGACCGCCATAGCAGCCGTGGAGGAGAAGAAACGTGCGAAGGGACGCTGTGTTACCTACGAGACGGCACAGGGCAAATGGGCAACCAAGCAGTTCAAAGGAACGAACATAGAGAGCTGGGAGCAGGCGGCGAGTTGGGAGGACTTTGGCGGTGACGGCACGGTGAAGAGCGTGACGCTGAACGGCAAGAAGCTGGAGCCTGGCGAGGACGGCAACGTCGCCATCACCATCAGCGAGACTGAGGTGGACGAGAGCCTGAACGCAAGTTCGACGAACCCGGTGCAGAACGCGGCGGTGGCGGCGAAGCTGATGGAGATAGAGGCGAGCACCGTCTTGGGCATGAACGCCGAACTGAGTGACGACGGCAGCAGCGTGCGCCTGGCACTGACCAACAAGAGCGGTGCGGAGATAGCGTCTGCGGACATTCCGGCAGGAAGCGGCGGTGGAGGCGGTGACGCTTCGACCACGAAAATCGTGCTGGATGCAGCCGTCAGCAAGACCATCATAAAAGAAGGTGACAGCGCGATGCTGACATGGACGTATGACCACCAGTACAGCAGCGGTGACGAGAAAGGCACATCCACGGGCCAGAAGGCAACAGTCAGCATTGAGATGAAGAGGGGCGCTACCGTGATGTATGCAGACACGCAGCATGATGTTAGCAAGGGAACCTATACCCTGGATCTGACGAAATACCTGCTGCTCGGCACGACAGACATCTATGTGAGGGCTACCACAACCGACCCGACCACCGGCAAGACACAGACGAGGCAGAGCTATGTGAGCGTGAAGGCTGTGACCCTTGCGCTGAGCAGCAGCTTCAACATAGCCGAGTGTGTCGCCAAGGGCGGCTACGGTGTGAGCGAGGCGGTGAGCATTCCCTTTGCGGTGAGCGGAAGCGGCGACAAAACCGTGACGCTGTATCTGGACGGACACCAGTGGGACTCGCAGACGGTGAAAAGAAGCGGCACGACGAACGGCAGTTTCTCCTTGTCGATGTCGGGAGTGAGCATCGGGCGGCACACGGTGCAGATTGTCGCCGAGATGGAGGCGAGCTCGGAGCTGACGCTGAAGAGTGAGAGCATCTACTTTGACATTCTGAAGGCCGGACATAACGCCCCGTATATCGGCACGAAGCTGACCTTCGGTGACGGACGCATTTTTGCGGACGACCATCTGACCCCGACTATTGAAACCGGACAGTATGAGCAGGTGAGATTTGACTTTGTGGCGTATGACCCGACAACGACCCCGGCGACCGTGGGTGTGTGGCGAGACGGCATTCATACGCAGACGGTGAGCGTTCCGAGGACGACGCAGGTATATACAAACCGTTTCCTGGAGCAGGGCGACGTGGCGATGGTGCTGAAGTGCGGCACTACGGAATACAAACTGAACGTGAAGGTGACGGCGAGCGGCATTGACCTGAGCGAGGCGACTGCCGGACTTGTACTGAAACTGACGGCAGCCGGCAGAAGCAATGCCGAGAGCAACCCTGCTGAATGGCGTTATAACGACGTTCAAACGGTGTTTGAAGGCTTTGACTGGCAGAGCAACGGCTGGACGGGCGACGCGCTGAAACTGACGAACGGGGCAAACATCGAGCTAGGTTACAAGCCATTTGCCAATGACGCCACCACGACAGGTGCGACCTACGAGATGGAACTGACCTGCAGTAATGTGACCGACCGCAAAGGCACGGTGGTGGACTGCATGGCCGGCAATGTCGGTTTCAGACTGACCACGCAGGAGGCGTTGATGCGGACGGGCGCAGGCTCGGAAGTGGGCACGAAGTTCGCGAGCGGTATGACACTGAAGATAGCCTTCGTGGTGCAGGAGAAGAAGGGTCACCGACTGATGATGCTGTATGTGAACGGCATCCTATGCGGTGCGAAGCAGTATGCCTCGACGGATTCGCTGCTCCAGGCAGAACCGACGAACATCAGGATCACGAGCGAGAGCGCGGACGTGGAGGTGCGGAACCTGCGCGTGTATAACCGTGCCTTGGGCGATGATGAGGAACTGGCGAACTACATGGTGGACCGCCCGACGAGCGACGAGATGGTGGTGCTGTTCGAGAAGAACCAGGTGATGGACGACGAGGGCACTGATGTCGATATAGACAAACTGCGTGCGATGGGCAAGAGCGTGATGCGCATCGTGGGTGACGTGAACCTTGTGAACCAGACGAACAACAAGAAGTTTGAGGTTCCGGTGGACATCTACTTCTACTCAGCCTACGGTAAGGAGTATGACTTCATCATCTACCAGTGCGGACTGAGAATACAAGGCACCTCATCGACGACCTACCCGAGAAAGAACTACCGCATCTACTTCAGCCGCTCGACGAAGTACGGCACTAAGCTGTATGTGAACGGCGTGGAGGTAGCGGACTTCAAATATTCGTTCAAACCAGGTGCAAGACCGATAGACATATTCTGTCTGAAGGCGGACTTCTCGGATTCTTCATCTACGCACAATACGGGTGCGGTGAGAGTGGTGAACGACATCTGGAAGAGATGCGGCTGGCTGACTCCGCCCCAAATGGCCTACAAGGGCAACTATGATGTGAGAATCGGCGTGGACGGTTTCCCGATAGATTTGTTCTACGACAACAACGGCACGGGTGAGAACGTGTATCTTGGCAAGTACAACTTCAACAACGAGAAGAGCGGCAGCGGCATCATCTACGGCTTTGAGGGTATCGAGGGCTTCAATGACGAGGCTGCACTGAAGGGCGGGCGCAACAAGTGTATCTGCCTGGAGTTCCTGAACAACTCGGAGACATTGTGCCTGTTCGGTACGAGCAACATGGACACGTTTGACGACGCTCTGGAGTTCCGCTTCAAGGCCGACGACACATGGGCGACGGCGCATGAGGACGACAAGGCGGCGGTGAAGCGCCTTTGGGAGTGGATATACTCGTGCAAGGGCAACCCGACGAAATTCCTGAACGAATATGCGGAATACTTCGGCAACGACTCGCCATTTGCATGGTATCTGATAACGGACTACTTCATGGCTGTGGACAACCGCGCGAAGAACATGATGCTCGTGACGTGGGACGGCAAGATATGGTACTTCATCCCATACGACATGGACACGGTGTTCGGTGAGCGCAACGACTCGGTTCTGAAATACGACTACACGATAACGTGGGAGACGGTGGACGAGAGCATCGGCTCGTATGCGTTTGCAGGACACGACTCCGTGCTGTGGGAACTTGTGAGAGGCTGCCCGGACAAACTGAGGGAGGTGGCAGACAAGCTGCGAAGCACGATGTCGCTGGAGTATGTGCTGAAGGTGTTCAATGAGGAGATGATGGGCAACTGGTGTGAGCGCATCTACAACAAGGACGGCATCTACAAGTACATCAAACCGCTGACGGAGGGTGTGACGACGGCAGACGGCACTACGAGTTACTATGACTATCTCTATGCACTCCAGGGCAGCCGATACGCGCACCGTACCTATACCATCCAGAACCGCTTTGCACTGCTGGACAGCCAGTATGTGTGCGGAACATACAGAAAGGACAGTTTCGCAGCCTACTTCGGCTATAAGTTCGGGAGTGACAACCGGAAGATAAGAATCACGGCGAGCGAGCGGTATTTCTTCGGGTACGGCTACACGAGCGGTACTCCGCACGAAAGCGCAGTGCTGGCGGAGGACACTGGAAGTCAGGTGGAACTGACGTTTGACACGGACCTCATCGTGAATGACCCGCAATACATCTACGGTGCGAGCCGCATCATGGGGCTTGACCTGACGGACGTTAGCCATGCCATACTCCAGACTCTGAACTTGAACAACTGTTCCGCCCTGCGGACGCTTGACGTGAGCTGCGGCCAGACACAGACAACGCTGAACGCATTGCTGGTGAACGGTTGCCGAAACTTGCGTACTCTGAATATGACCGGCTTGAAGTCAGGCAGCTTCACTGGCATAGACTTGAGCAACAACACGAAGCTGGAGACACTGAAGGCAGGCAAGACAGCCCTGACCGGCGTGAACTTCGCACAGGGTGCTCCGCTGACGAGCGTAACGCTCCCGGCAACGTTGCAGACACTGGAACTGCGCTATCTGGGCAAACTGACGACCGGCGGTCTGACGCTGGAGGGCACAAGCAACATCAACAGGCTTGTGGTTGACAATTGCCCTGGTGTGGACTGGCAGACGCTGCACGCAAGGTGCGGAAACGTGAAGTATCTGCGTGTGACCGGCATCGACATGGAAGGCGACGGCAGCCTGCTGGCCTCACTGATGCAGACGGGCGGTGTGGACGAGGAAGGCGGTAACGTGGATTCCTGCCGACTGGTGGGCACATACCGACTGACCCGTTACGTTGATGATGAGACCTATGCTGCATACATCGAGCACTACCCTGAGTTGAACATCGAGCAGCCTGAATATACAATGCTGGAGAGCGACGAGAGCGTGGCAGACGATGCAAACCTCTCGAACTTGGATAACGGCACAGGCTACAAGTACGGCAACGACTACAAGCCAAGCGGCCATGTGGCAGCGATATTGAAGAACCGCCACAGAGTGCTTGCTAAGGTGACAAAGAAAGCGACCACGAGGAACGTGAACATCGCGAATGTCGATACAGTTGTGAACAATCTGGACGGCGAGATGACTTACATGGAGCTTGACGATAAGGACAGCACCAAGTATGCCGACGGGACCCCTGCCAAACTTGACGGCAGCGAGGGCGATTTGATGATGCACGAGCCTTTCTTCTGGAGCAAGGGTATCAATGACTTCTTGAATAGCAGGAACTACAGTTGCTACAGCTCGAAGGATAAGGATCACATGCCAGCGGTGCCGAATGTGGACGTGTTGACGCTTGATGACATCAAGGCGGTGCAGGGCGGTTACACTAAAGGCAGGAAAGTGATGAGTGGCAGGGACACCATAACAAATGCCATGAGTACGGACAGCTCTTATTCGGTGTGCGTGGTGGATGTGTCGAAGCACAAGCGTGTTCGCTGGCCGAGTGTGCCAGGCACAAACCTTGTGGGCAGCGCATTTGCCGACGTGAACGGCAATGTGGTGAAGAGCGTCGTGGTGCCAACGCTGGGAAACAGATTTGAGGCTGGTATGTATCTTATCAGCGATGTGCCTGAGGGAGCCAAGACTTTGTACTTCTCTATATTGAACACAGCCGAGTTTGACAAGGTGGTGCTATCCAACAGCAGCAAGATAGAGGATATGGAGCCTGAATGGTTTGCCAACGATGAGCATCTGTGCGCTGTTGTGGGCAGTTCTGTTGTGGGCAGCAAGCTGCGTGCCTGCATAACTGGCGGCAGCACCACTGCAAGTATGACATGGACGGACCTCCATTATTACAGCGTGCAGCGAGGTATGCAGCAGATTGACGCTCTGATGCACTTCCGCATTGCGAACCTTGCATACGCGAAGTATGGCAGGAGGAACATGCAGGAGCAGTGTGGCGCAGGTTCGTATACGAATATGCGCAGGACTGGCGGCACGATGTCAAGAGGCATGCAGGACACTATAGGCTATGAGGGCGCAAAGGCAATCAACCCGAATGTTACAAACAGTCTGGTGGACGAGAACAGAGTGCACCAATATGCCTGGTATGTGGACAAGGACGAGTATGGTGCTGCAAAGGTGACGCAGGTGAACAATATCTGCTGCCTGGGCTATGAGGACATCTTCGGACACAAGTATGACATGATGGACGGTGTGGACTTGCCGAACACGAGCGGCAATGAGGGCAAGTGGCGCATTTGGATGCCTGACGGCAGCACGATCATGATAAAGGGTACGACGAATAGCGGTAACTGGATAACGGCAGTGGCTCATGGAAGGCTGATGGCGGTAGTGCCAGTAGGCTCGATGAATGGCTCGTCGAGCACATACCATTCAGACGTGTACTGGATAAGCACAGCCACAGGCCGTGTGGTCTATCGCGGGTTCAGCAGTGCGGACGCGTATGGCGGTGTCTCGAATGCGGGTGCGCATAACGATGCCTCGAATGCGGGTGCGCATGTCGGCTCGCGCCTGGCCTTCCGCGGCAAACTCGTGAGGGCGCAAAGCGTGGCTGCGTATAAGGCGTTGAGCGAGGCTGCGTAA